TTGATGGAGGGAAAAGACATTCCTATCACTCCGTTCTCCGATGGGATATTGCTCGATGCGGGGCGAAAAGTGGTAATGCTTGGCTTTCCTCTTGGCGTCAGCAAGATCGGGTATGAAGGGATCGTGGCTGGTTATTTTGATCGTTTAGGCGCAGACCTTTATGGCTATCTTATGCTGCAAATATTCGGAGCGCCTGGGTCATCTGGTTCGAGCATAATAGATGTTCAGTCTGGGAAAGTGGTAGGCATTCTTGTCAGTGCGAAGCAGAGCTTTGCGGGGTTGCCAGTAATTTTTGGTACTCCTATCGAGTATCGGAAACATTTGCTTTCTGTCCGTCCAGAGGAGAAAGAAGAAGCGTCTGATGTTGATTTGCCATAGATTTTGTCTATAGGAGGGGAAGATGGACACCAGTGATGAGAAACAAGTCAAAGAGAAGAAGGCTGTTCATCAGCTTGAGCGGGAGAAGGAGATCGCGGAATTGCATGCTATACTTCAGACTTCCGGTGGCCGCGCTTTCGTGTGGCGGCTGATGACGGAAGCGAAGATTCACGAGTTCGGATATTGCGGCGACAATAACCTGTTGAACAATATGGAAGGACGCCGTAAGATAGGGGCGTGGGTATTGGCAGAAGTTATGGAGGCTGACCTAAAGGCGTATACGCTCATGTGGAGCGAAGCTGAGAGTAGGAAGAACCAGGGTCCACGTGGACCCCAGACAGGAGGGAAGAAGGATGGCTGAAGAGATTTTGGGTGAAGACGCTGGGGAACCAGAAGTTACAGGAAATACGGCCCTGACGGCGGAAGAGGGCAAGGACGATGCCGGCGATGCCGGTAAAGGAGACGCTGGTAAAGAGGCCAGTGAAGGCGATGCTGACCACAAAGCCGACGAGGAACCCAAGGACGGTGATGCCGACAAGGGTCAGGACGGCGCATTGGATGAGTATGCAGAGTTTACCGTACCGGAAGGTATGACTATCGATAAAGAGGCTGTGAAAGAGTTTCACCCGCTACTCAAGGATGTGGGCGCTTCTCAGGAGCAGGCTCAAGCGTTTATCGATCTTCAGGTCAAGGTTTCGGGAAAGCTTATGCAAGACCAACGCGATGCGTGGGCAGAGACACAAGGCAAATGGAAAGACGCCGGTCAAGTCGATGAGGAATTCGGCAAGGGCAAGTACGAGGAGAGTATCGGCATTGCTCGCAGAGCCATGCGTGAGATCGGCGGACCCCCGTTATTCAAAGCCTTGGAAGACACAGGGATGGGTAACCATCCTGAGTTTATTCGGGTGTTCTACCGGATAGGCAAAGCAATCGGAGAGGATAACATCGACTTCGGGACTATCAACCAGGGCAGTGTGAAGTCTTTGGCTGAGCGTATGTATCCGACTATGGCGAAGTAATCCTCTCTCTGATGAAACCAGAGAAAGGGCATTGAAAAATGGCTACTCTTAACGTTCAAAACCCGACCCTTCTTGATCTGGCGAAAGTCACTGCTCCTGATGGGTCCATTGCGGCGGTGGTCGAAATCCTCAACGAGACCAACGAGGTTCTCGCGGATATGTCGTGGATAGAGGGCAATCTTCCCACCGGCCATCGAACCACTGTTCGGAGTGGTATCCCCACCCCGACATGGCGCAAACTGTACGGCGGGGTGCAGCCCAACAAGTCCACGAATGTCCAAGTCACGGATAACACGGGCATGCTTGAGGCATATGCGGAAGTCGATAAGGCTCTCGCGGACCTGAACGGCAACACTGCTGCCTTCCGTCTTCAGGAAGATCGTCCTCATATCGAGGGCATGAATCAGGAGATCGTTGACACTCTGTTCTTCGGAAACGAGGACACGGAGCCGGAAGCGTTTACCGGCTTGGCTCCCCGCTTCGCGAACCTGACTGCCGACGAAAGCTCCGATAACGTCATCGACGGTGCCGGCTCCGGGTCCGACAACGCCAGCATTTGGCTTGTCGTTTGGGGTCCGAATACTTGTCATGGCATTATCCCCAAGGGTTCAACTGCGGGTATTCAGGTCACCGACAAGGGTCAAGTTACCCTTGAGGATGCGTCTGACGGCAGCAACACGGGCCGGATGGAAGCGTATCGAACTCACTATCGCTGGGATGCTGGCCTCACGGTCCGCGATTGGCGTTATGTGGTTCGTATCGCGAACATCGACAAGTCGCTCCTGACGAACACCTTTACTTCGGGTGCGTTCTCGTCGGGCGCTCATATCCCTGACCTGATGTTCCAGGCCATGGATTTGATTCCCAACTTGTCGGCTGGTCGCCCTGCTTTCTACATGAGCCGGACGATCAAGACTCGTGTCCGCCAGCAGTCGGCGGCGGCAACTCATCTGTCCACTCTCCAGATGGAGAACGTGGGTGGTGCCATGGTCGAGACTTTCCATGGTATCCCGCTTCGGCGCTGCGATGCGCTGGCGGCTGATGAAGCTGCATTGACCTAAACCGCATTGAGGAAAGGATAAAATCATGTGGCTCGATGAACGACTTGAGTTTGCCGACGCGACTGCGCTGGACACCGCCGGCACGGATACCGATCTGATCGGTGATGTGATCGATCTGGGTGCGGCGGGGCGTGATATCGGCCAAGGTCAGCCTGTCTATTTCGTGGTGCAGATCACCACTGCTCCGACTTCGGGTGGTTCAGCTACCATCCAATTTTCGGTGGCCAGTGATGGTGTTGCGGCTATCGCCACGAATGGCAATCAGACCATTCACTTCCTGTCCGACGCGATTGCAATCGCAACGCTGACCGTTGGATGGTCGAGTGTGTGGGCGTTGCCGATGGGCGACACCGTCCAGGGCGAGGATACTGCTGGCTACGAGCGGTATCTTGGGTTCCAGACTGTCACCGGCACTGCCGCTCTGACAGCGGGAAACGTCAACGCGTTCTTGACGCTCGATCCCGCCGGCTGGAATTCCTATCCTGACGCCACCAACTAGGGCTAACTGAGAGGGGGCTGACGCCCCCTCGACAGTCCTAACGGAGAGAAGACATGATCGTAAAATTTAAGGATGCGTTCCATGTGCCGGGGTTCGGAAGGACAAGGTTTCCGAAAGGGATTGTGCGAGATGTTCCAGAACAGTTGCGTGACATGTTGCCCAGTTCTGCTAAGATTTTGCCGGATGACACCCCGACAGAAGAAGAGCAGGCCGAGGTGGATGATCTTCGCGCTGCTGATCTAGCTCGCGCTGCGTCTTCGGCTACTGATCAAGAAGCTTTGGTTGCTTCCGGCCATGCTGGCTGGGAGGACGAGAAGCCGGAACCTGAACTGAAACCTGTCGAGGAGAAGAAGCTTCCTCGAAAAAGGAAAGGAAAGAAACGATGAAGAGGTTCATCAAAACTGCTTTCGTTGCTTTGGCCCTCGCTGTTGGTAGCTTCGGCGCGAATGCCGCTGATTTCGGCTTCGTTGTCGGCGCTGCTACGGTGGATGGCGTCACCACTACTGCCTGCACGGCGGGTCTTAATGGTGATGTCACAGGCTTTGGTAACGGCGTCAGCATGGATCAGATTTGGCAGCTTGAGAAAGAAGTCGGTTCCCCCGGCTCTGGTTCTTGGGCGGCTGTCCCTGGTTTTACTGATGTTTTCCCGACTGCCAACGGCGGGGCTGCTGTTGGGGGCGCAACGCAAGTCATGCGTTATAGCTCTCCTGAGCCGGCCTGCTTCCGTCTTCGCATGACGACTGACGGCGGCGGCACGGGACAAATCCAACTCGTGACAGAGCGCAGCACTCCCACCGCTTGGGCTGGGAATGAGCGCACTCACTATCGTCACTTCGATGACTTCCAGCACGGGACCGTTCCCATCACCACCACGCATAATGGCGACACTCCGTCGTACATCGTGCATATGGGTGCTGGTGCGAATGCCGTGTTGTCGGTAATCGAGGGCGAGCCGGAAGGAACGCTTACCTTCTCGTCTGGCGATAGCGGAACGAACGATACTGATCTGTCGTGCGGCACATACGGGCTTTTGACTACGGGCGCTTTGGTCAGCGATGGCCTTACTGTGGTCGAGTTCCGTGCTTCGATGAGTCAGATCACTGACGGACGGGTCAACCTTGGCCTTCAGGATGTGATCTCGGCGGCTACGGAGATCGAGGCTTTCCAGGCCAACTCTAACGTGGTGGTCGAAGGAAATGCCGCTTCGATGGCGAACGTTGCTGGGTTCTTGCATGATACCGATGATGTCCTGGGCGTATGGGGCGTTGCTTCGCTAAATGCAAATGCTCTTGGCAACGCCGCCGACGAGTACGGTATCGGTTCGGCTCCGGTGGCCGGCACGTATGCTATCTTCCGTATCGAGATTGACGCCACGGGTGATACCTTCTGGTATTACAACGGTGCGTTGGTTGCGGCGGAACCGCTGGGTGTTGCTACGTCTGCCGTGTTGATCCCCGGCTGGTGTGCTGGGTCTGCTGATGACGGCACTGGCACGGTCAACAAAGTCTATATCGACTATATCGACTTCTGGGCTGCTCGTCCCTCGACGGTCAGCTAATCAATAGATGGAAGAGGTGGGGTCCACGTGGACCCTGCCCTTCCTACTCTCGTGTGAGGGGCTATGGCCGATATTGCAATCAGTGAAGTACGTATCTGCAATATGGCGCTCTCGCGTATCGGTGCCTCGTCAGCTATCGAGAGTTTGACGGAAGGCAGCGCCGAAAGTCACGAGTGCAATCTGTGGTACCATTTCAGCCGTCAGCAGGCACTAGCTGCTAACGATTGGAGCTTTGCCCGTCGCCGGCTGACTCTGGCTACCCATAGCGATGATCCCCCCGACGGCGTATGGGGGTTTCGCTACCAGTACCCTTCCGATTGCGTGGTCTTACGGAAAATCCAGAACCCCACTGGAGCTTCTCTGGTGGTGGATAATGAGCCGGTTTCGGCTCAGGATGCTATCCCTTTTGAGGTTGAAACAGACCTTAACCAAGACACTCTCAGTATCTTGACGGATTTAGATAACGCCGTGGGGGTGTACACGTTTGACCTTAAAACGGTGACGCTCTTTTCAGAATTCTTCGTGCTGCTGTTGGCCACGGCAATCTCAGTAAATATCGCTTACGCTTTGACGGGGAAGACGGAACTTGTGCAGGCCCAGACGGAAGCGTTCCTTCGCTTGTCTGGAGCGGCAGCGTCTTCCAATGCGAATGAGCGCGTAGGCAAAGCGCCAAGAGAGGCAGAGTGGATAAGGGACCGATAAGTGGCCACCTTTATTCAGCCATCATTTGCGAAGGGTGAACTTGGCCCCACGCTCTATGGGCGGGTGGACACTGCTGCCTATCAGGTTGCTCTTCGTACTGCTTTGAATGTAGTTATCCAGTCTCATGGCGGCGTTAGCAATCGCTCTGGCCTTCAGTTCATAGCTCCCTGCAAAGACCACTCTAACCGGCCTGTATTGATCGACTTTCAGTTCAAGGCGACGGATACGTATGTGCTTGAGATGGGCAATCTCTATGTTCGGTTTATCCGAAACGATGCTCAAGTTCTGGAAGCGGCGGATACGATTACGGCAGCTACACAAGCGAACCCTTGCGTCATCACTGCCGGTACGCATGGTTGGTCGAACGGAGACCATATCTATGTCGAAGGCGTGGTCGGGATGACGGAGTTGAATGGGCGTTGGTTTCAGGTGGCTAATAAGACGGCCACTACGGCAGAGTTGACCAGTCCGTATGATGCTGGGGCGTCTAATATCGATAGCTCAGCATTCACGGCTTATTCTAGCGGCGGCACGGCGGGGAAAGTCTATGAAGTGGCTACGCCTTATGCTCAGGCTGATTTGGCTCAATTGAAATGGACTCAGTCGGCTGACACGCTGACCATCACCCACCCCACCTACAGTGTGCGGGAGCTTACCCGTACTGACCATAATGCGTGGACGATTTCGGCCCCCACGTTTGCCCCCAGCATTGCCGNTCCCACGGCGGTGACTGTCGCGGTCAACGGCGCTGACAATAACGTGGTCTGGAAATACAAGGTCACGGCGATCAAGAAGGAGACTTTTGAAGAAAGCTTAGCTGGGATCACGGCAGGGCTGAGTACGATTTCCATAACGAGAGCTAACCCTGCGAACGTCAATATCACCGCTCATGGCCTTATTACTGGAGATGAGGTTGAACTTACTGGTATGACAGAGATGACTGAGGTGAATGATCGACGCTTCACCATCACAAAAGTAGATGCTAATAATTTTACGCTCGACGGAGAAGATAGTTCAGGCTATGGCGCAGCAGAAAGCACGGGAGGTGCGAACACGTGTTACGCTACCCACGATGTATCAGGAACGGAAGCTGCGCCGACAGGAACCACCATCCCTGACAACACGATTACGTGGGCGGCGGTGACGGACGCGACCAAGTACACTATCTATCGCGCTGAAGGTGGCCGTGGGGGGTATGGCTTCCTGGCTGAGACCCAGGAGTTGACGTACACTGACGATACGACAGCGAAGACTTCTACCGATCTCGATATCACCCCGCCGACTTCTCGTAATCCATTCCGTACCACAGACGAGTATCCGGCAGCGGTTGGATATTATCAGCAGCGGCGGGTCTTCGGTGGCTCGAATAACAAACCCGATACCTCAGATTATTCTCAGACGGGTAATCAGAGCAACTTCACGAAATCCAGTCCATCACAGTCTGCTGATGCTATTCGGGCTACACTCAATGCGCGACAGGTGAACCAGATCAGGCATTTTATCCCTGGCAGCGATCTCTTGGTCTTTACGGATGGCGCGGAATGGAGAGTGAACTCTGGCGATAACTCAGGGTTCGCAGCAGACACGCTGAAACAAGAACCTCAGACCTATTGGGGGGCAAACCATCTCAAGCCATTTGTGGCTGGCCAGATCGTGCTGTATGTTCAGGAGAATAATATCGCTGTCCGCAGCTTTGGCTATCAATTAGCCATTGATGGGTATACGGGTACGGATTTGAGTTTGCTTGCGCCCCATATCTTCGAAAGCTTGACAGTCGTTTCTTGGGGTTTCACTCGCTCACCTGATCCTACTGCTCATATCGTACGCTCGGATGGGACGGCGGCAGTGATGACCTTCAACCAAGAGCAAGAGGTGCTGGCATGGGCGCGGTGGCAGACCCGGAATGGACTATTCAAGTGGTGCGTGGCCATGCGGCCTTCTGCAACGGATGTCCATGATGCTGCGTATTTCGTGGTCGAGCGGGCGATCAACAGCAATACGGTCCTCTTTATCGAGAAGGTACATAGCCGACGCTTTACGGATGTCGAGGATGCCTTCTTTTTGGATAGCGGCCTGTCGCTGGATACGGCATTCGCGATCTCTGCCGCGACGGCTGCTGATCCGGTTGTCCTCACCACTGCTGCCCATGGCCTGTCGGACGGGGCTGAGATCGACGTAGAGGGCATCCAGTGGACGCCACAGTACGACAGTGACGGCAATGAAACTAACCCTGACCAACTGAATGGAAGACGTTATTTTGTCGCGGACAGTACTGCGACGACGGTGACGTTATTTTCAAACGAGAATGGAAAACCGATTACTGCTATTACGCAAGCTAATCCTGGCGTGGTGACGGCCCCTTCGCATGGATTTGCAGACGGCGATATCATTGCCTTGCATGGTATCTCTGGCATGACTGAGGCTAACGACAACATCTATAAGGTGGCGAACAAGGCCACGAACACCTTTGAATTGAATACGGCGGCGGGNGCTAACGTCAATACCAGCGGGTTCACCACCTATACCAACGGCGGCAGCGTCTATCATGCTGAGGACGGCTCCGCTTTTAAGGCATACGTGCGCGACGGGAACATTCGTGAAGCGGTGACATCGATCACCGGCCTTAATCATCTTGAGGGTGAAGCTGTCGCGGTTTTAGCTGATGGAAATTCAGTAACAGGACATACGGTATCTTCTGGTGCGCTTACGTTGGCGCGGAAAGCCAGTCGAGTGCATGTCGGGATCAAGATGGTGTCTGATGTAGAAACCTTGGATGTTGAGGCTCCCGATGGTACAATACAGGGGAAGCGAAAAAAGCTGCCAAGTGTCGTGGTACGCTTTGAAAAGTCTCGGGGATTGTTGGTTGGGCCAGATAATACGCGTTTGGTTGAGATGAAGCAGCGGGAGAGTGAAACGATGGGAACACCTACCGCGCTATTAACTGGTGATAAACGGATCACGCTGAAGCCTCAGTGGAATTCAAACGGGCGAGTATTGTTGCGTCAGCAGAATCCGTTGCCGATGACGATTTTAGCGATCATACCAGACATAGAGATAGGGGATTAGAATGGTTGAGTACGCAGTGGAAACGACAACTGCGGGACACGTAGAAGAGCTTGCGCAGACGATGTGCGATGAAGATGTTGCCGAGTGCTGGGCGTTCGCTCACATGATGCCGTTAGAGGCGCTGGAAGCTTCTGTAGCCGGGTCTCGTGATACGCTGACAGGCGTGGCTGATGGGAAGGTCTTGTGCATCTTCGGTGTAGGGCAGTTCCATGCTCTCGATTTCGTCGGCTACCCCTGGATGCTGGGGTCCGTTGAGTTGCCGAAGCATGCGACAGCGTTCCTTCGCGGCAGCCATGGGTGGTTTCGAGAGATCACGAAGATGTATTCGTATCTGGAGAATTATGTCGATGTGCGCAACCATAGAGCCATTCGCTGGCTGAAGTGGATGGGGTTTCAGGTTGATGCTCCCGCCCCCCATGGCCCTGATCGAATGCTCTTCCATAAGTTCTCGTGGGGGACGCTATGAGGTTCATCACGGTAGACGCAACGTCTGACCACATGGCTGAGATGTCGGTGACGGCGCGGCAGCAAGATAAGGATGAGGTATTCTATCAGACGGGCAGGCCGTTGCGTGAATGCCTTGATTACGCTTACGCTGTGTCGCCTCTGTCGAAAGCTTCATATTGGGATGGAAAGCTGGCGGTGGTGTGGGGAACAGAGACGTTCGACAAGACTAAGGCGGTAGGTATCCCGTGGCTTACTGCTACGCCTGCGATATATAAGGCAAAGAAAGAGTTTAAAGAGTTGAGCGTCGAGATGGGTAAGCAGCTTCGTGAGGGTT